GTTTGGTGCGGCGCCAGCACCAGCCGTAACAGCGCCAGCACCACCAAGCCACAGTGATACACCAGATATAGTTAACAGCCGTATTTTATCGGAAGGATTTGGTAATACTCTTTTAAAATACGCAGAATCAGCTGCTTCAACAACTGATGATTATACCACCGTTTTAGCACAACTGTTAGATAAGATTGGCATGCGCGATAGTTTACATATACAAGATGCATTAAAAGATTTTTCAAAAAATCCAAAGAACACATCTCATGTTTTCTATCGAAATATGAAAACTGCTTTAGAACGCGCGAAAACAACTGGAAATCCACCAGATGCAAACGCCTTTAATTTTACATTACAAGCCAAAAATTTCGGTACCTTAGGGTAAATGGAAACATTAACATTTCTTAAAATCAAATATGCGCTCTATTCAACCCTTGTATATTATATTATATCAAATCCCGAAACATTCAAGCTCACACAATTGATTTTAGGCAATTATATTACACTTGTTATTAATGATATTCCGACACCATATGGAATCTTTTTACATACTGGACTATTTTTCCTTAGTATATTAGGATTGATGCTTTTGCCGAGAGATTCACAGAATTAACTTGTTCCTGTATGATAAAACATGTCGTATGGTGCAACACCTGTCTTGCGAATATCTGGAAATAACATAACAAAAGATGATAAAGCCATATTAAAGAAATATGGCATAACGCATGATGGTAAATATTCAGAGAAAACAGAAGGATTTCTTGATCAATATACAGCATTAAGCCAATGGACCAGCACAACAGCACCTAAAAAACCGGACGATTTCACTAAGATTCGCGAAGCAATCGGTGAAATTGCGATGAGAACTATTGCACGTGCTAAAAGCGCTGCAGCTGCTGCATCTACAGAAATACCTAACCCATTTTCCATTTATACACCTGTAAATGTATGTGAAAAAAATAAACGTATTTTAGAAGATATTACTGGATTATCACACCTTGGGATTGTTCTTGATATTAATACAATAAATTGTTCAGGTTCACAGGCAAGTAATTCAAGTGATTCAATTGAATCGATTTTGAATGAATTGTACAACATATTAAATTCCCAAAAAGATATTTTCACAATATTAAATGAATTATACAATATTGTTAATCCACCAATTGAAAAAATTCTTGATGAACTATATGAACTATATGAACCACATGAAATAATAATTCAACACAACCTACAATTTGTACAACCACAAACTACATCAGTCACAGTACCACTAGTTGCACCACTAGGCGCATCACCGGGCAGAGGCAGAGGTGGACCAGGCAGAGGTGGACCAGGCAGAGGTGGACCAGGCAGAGGTGGACCAGGCAGAGGTGGACCAAGTGGTACCACACCATGATGTTTGCAGACAAATTGAAACTAAATTCCAGCTCACCATAAACATGTTATAACATGCCAATTACATCCCTTGTACATTACGAAACTGAAACCGATGGAGTCATTCAAGGATTCAAGGTTGATGCCGTTCTTGTTGATAAAACAACAGCATTTCAACGTGCACGTGTTTATCAAACGCCTGCGTTTGGTAAAGTTCTTGTTCTTGATGACGAAACACAATCTGCTCAATCCGATGAAGCAATATATCATGAAACTCTTGTGCATCCAGTGTTCATGATCCATCCTGCACCAACTAATGTGCTTATTATTGGCGGAGGTGAAGGTGCAACTGCTCGCGAAGTGCTGCGGTATCCGTCTGTAAAAAATGTAATTATGTTAGACATTGATGCCGAATTAATGGAAATCTGCAAGGAACATCTACCGGAATGGGCAGGACCAGCCGTTTGGTCTGATCCGCGTTTACATGTTCATGCAATAGATGCATTTACATGGCTGGAAACGCATCTTGAAGCATTTGATATTGTTATAATGGATTTATGTGATCCAGATCCAGCAACACCAGACAATCAAATTAATCGATTTTATACTAAAGAATTCATCGAAACGCTGTTTAGCAAACATATACGCGCAGGTGGCCTACTTGTTGCACAAATTGGTGATTATACCGCTCTTCCTGAAGTTTCTGCTGTATTTAGAGAAGCAACAGGAGTAGTTCACAACTATGTTCAATATATTCCATCGTTTACATCACAATGGGGGTTTGTACTTGCTGGTACACCCTTAAAATCTGCATCTGCAGCATTCGCGCGTTTACCAACTGGTTTGAAGTTTATAAATCCAGGAAAACTTGCGGGTATTTTCTCTCACAGTGAATAAATGGCTGCAATTCAGCGTCGAGCCCCTTTGCCGCCAACTGCCCAATATATCTCATTAAAAGCGTTTAATGGTTCTCTATATGACTATACCGTTAACGCAATCACGCGTGTTGGTACTCTTACTGCTTCAACAGTCTCTGCTGCAAACGCGGCTAAACTTGTTATTCTGCGCGACGGGGGGTATCATCCTTCTTCCGGGAATTAACAGCGGCGTCACTGTTCGCATGATTTTTGTTCGTTTTACGGGTGCAAGCGATGGCACAATGTATTCTGGATACATCGATCCTTTAACTCCAGATGTTTTTAGTCTATATGATCCATACGGTTCAATCGTTGTTAACCCACCAGTTGAAGACCGTTATACATCCGGTGAGTATACAACTGGTCTCATTAAAGGGCTTGCTGGTCTTGAAATCTCTGGTGGTGGCGATATTTCAGGCGGGATGGATATTTCTGGCGCTGTAAACATAAATCTTGATAGTGGAGCTGCCACAAATATTTATGGTACGGCGATAGACCTTTCAGCCGCATCAATTGATGTGTCTGGAGCTATTAGTGTAAATATGGATGCAACACATTCGGTACATTTGCATGGATCTGCAATTGATATATCTGCTGCAACCGTCGATGTATCTGGCACAGTAAGCATCAATACTGATCGTACACATGTAACTAATGTATATGGTTCAACTGTTAATGTTATAGCAACAACACTTGTTGATATTTCTGCAACTACCATTGATATTTCTGGCACAGTTGATATTTCTGGTAGTGTGACAAATACAGGTGATATAACAACGTCGGGTCGTGTGTACCAACAGGCTGGCAATACAGGCCTAACAACATATATTCTCGTTCCAGTTGGCAGTATTTTTCCGTATGTAGCAGGTACTGCACCTACTGGATATGTTTTATGTATTGGTTCCGCAATAAATCGCACAACATATGCAGATTTGTTTGCAGTTATTGGAACAACGTTTGGTGTTGGTGATGGTTCAACAACATTTAATGTTCCTGATTTACGTGGTCGTATGATTGTTGCGCAAAATGCTGGAAGTTTTACATCAATTGGTGGAACCGGTGGCGCTGAAACAATTACATTAACAACGAATGAACTGCCAGCACATACACATACAGGTACAACATCATCTGATGGTTTACACAACCACGGTGGAGTAACTGGAGATACTGGGAGTGCGCCAGAATCAGAAACGGTTGCATTTGGTTCAGGTGCAATTGTGGCAGGGTCTTCGACACATAACCATACAATTGCATCAGATGGCGCACATACTCATACTTTCACAACAGATTCAACTGGTAGCGGTAATGCTTACAATAATATGAATCCTTATTTTGTATTGACATATATCATTAAATATTAGGTGATGTAGCCCAATCAGCCACCTTGCAGAAAACAAAAAATCGCTGCTGTGTACATATTAAGTTTTTCATAAGTTTATGTATAAAAATTCATGCATGATTGCCGGAAACATTTTACATTGGCGCCCTATAAATCTTATACATTTTCATTATTTCAAGTTCTTTGCGTTCGAGGCTGGTTGTTAGACCACACCAATCTCCCGCACTTGCCCATGGTAACCATATTGTTATTTCACTCGCAATTTCTGGATCAACAGCGAGACATGCATCAAAGAATACATGCCATTCAGATGGCAACCAAATGCGTGGAATTACAAGATTTCCTTTTGTAATCAAATCTCCTGTTTTACCAACATTTTCTGAAGTAATTTCGACACCCATTGGGTCACTTGGTGTAATAACGGGTTTTTGAAGGGAAGTTGTTGCTGCAATACTTAATGTAGATGCAATACTTAATGTAGATGCAACTGCATGCATTGGCATTCTAATCGCCGCGAATTTATGTAAATGTCGGAGAATAAACGCCATCTTTACAAGCCACAATGCGATATGTATATGTTTCAATATTTATAATGTAATTTTAACGGGGAACATGACAAGTACGTTGAGAGTATCACCAAAAGCGCCCACCATTAACTATACAGCAAATCAGGCATTTAATGGGCAAGTTTATAGTTATTCATATGAATTCGCAAGAGGTACTGGCACTCTGACACCCGTGCTTGTTTCGGCAACCAATGCATCTGCTGGCGTGACTCTACGCGATACGGGTCGTACGTTGCATCCAGCACGAAACGTTGGCGTGTCTGTTCCTATGGTATCGGTTTCATTTGTAGGTGCACAAGATGGTCAAGTATACACGGGATACATTAATCCTCTTGACGCGTTATTTTTTACAATAACGGATGCAATTCCAATTGTTAGACCAGTTATTACAAATTCACGAAAAAAATGTCGTTCTTGTGGTGGCGGCGAATAAAATCACACATATGTTACAAATACTGCGTTTTAAATGTCAAGTATCTTGAGAACTGCACCTGCGAAGTCAACCGTTGAATATTTTTCAATTGTTGCGTTCAACACTGCAGTATACAGCTATTCATACAACTACCGTACTAAAGTCGGTACTCTGTTAGCTATTACTGTCACATCTGCTAACGCAGCCGCCGGTGTTATTCTTCGTACTACTGGTCGCACTCTGCATCCAGACCGCAACAATGGTGTGACTGTTCCAATGGTTTCAGTTTCATTCATTGGTGCATCAGATGGTCTAATCTACACTGGTTACATTGACCCCGCAGACCCAACTCTATTTGCCCTCTATTCTGAACATGCAATTGGCATAAATGGTGCGTTAATGGTGCGTGGTGGTGCTCATATCTCTAGCGGTCTTGCCGTATTAGGTGATATTACAATATTTGGTCGCTTATATCAACAGGCTGGCTTGAGTCCTCCATATTTGCTTGTACCAGTTGGTTGTGTTTTCCCATACTTCTCAACAACTCCTCCTCGCGGTTATCTCTATTGCGACGGTTCTGGATACGATGTCACCCTGTATGCTGACTTATCTAATGCCATTGGATACACATTTGGTGGTAGTGGTTCAACATTCAATGTGCCAGATTTACGTGGTCGCACTATTTTCGGTGTAAACGGCACATCATTTGCTGCAATTGCAGATGTAAGTGGTGCTGAAACGCATACGCTTGTTGAAGCAAACGTACCAGCGCATACCCACACTGTTCCTCTTGTTACAAATACTAATGTGCAATCTAGTACTGGTACACAGGTTGCATCATATAATGTGGGTGGAACACTTGCAACAAGTACTGGTTCCGGCACTGGCACAGCATTCAACATTATTAACCCTTGTTTGGTGCTTGCATATATTATTAAATATTAAGCGAGCATTTTCAGTAATGCGCTAATTTCCCCTTTAATTCGCCTTTATAATTATTCCACCATGTAAATAGTCGTTGTTTATAGTTTTGCAATGCTGCATCACGAAGATTCATCATTATTGGCGCAGCATCTTCCCAGGCATTAACAACAATAAGCGGATGTCCATCGCCAAGTAATCCATTGAAATAGTTGTATGGTTGATTTTTCGTTGGTGAGAAAACAATTGGCACCGAACCACATTCCAATGCTTCCCATATTCTGAAACAATCAACATTCCAATTGCCTGTCATACATGGTGTAAATGTTCCGCTTTGCAAAAACGCGCGGTATTCATCAACCGTCAAACAATTCGCGGCTTTCCATCCGGCAGTACAATGCATTTTATATGGGCCAGCCTCTGTAAGTGTTGATAATACGGCGGCACGCCCTGATTTGTTTGGGTCACCTGCAAATGTCCATAAATATGGTTGCATTGCAGTGCTAACGCGCTCACTGCCAAACATACCTTTTTTGTATCCAAGTGGAATTGTTAATACATTTCCAGGTAGCCCTGGACGCCAATAGTTTCGCACAACATGTTTGCATCCTGGCAAGGCGTATACATCAAGTGCATCCCGTTCCCATTCATCTGATGTATGTAGTAATGTAAATTGTTTACCAGCATCAGATGCAAATTTAACCCATCGCCATGTTTCTGGCATATATCCTGCAACAATAAACACAGCGTGGTCGGCTGCCCTAATTGCATCTTCGGTTGGTACCATCCATGTAGCAGTCGATAACCATGGCATTAATTCGCAAAACCAATCGTATTCCCATTCAAGAACAGCTTCACGCGCACCCGTGAAAAACACGGTTGTTTCGGCCATTTCAACAATAGGTGCAGTATCAGTGTTAACTGCATCCCATTTCACTGGTGCGCAAACCGGCGGACGCTGTTTGCAACCTTCGGTCACATAAGCTTCGCCATCATCTGTCCAATCCATCACATCAAACAGGGGATTTTCAACAATTGTTAATTCACAATCACGAATAAGCGCGTCAACAACCTTACATAATCCAAATCTACCAACATATTCAAGTAGTTTCTGGATTGCTGTCATTGAAATTACGTATGCTCCTGCACGTTGTGAACCTGATAACATCAACACATCACATGGTGGAAGCATTGCGAGAGCATCTTTCCAACCGGCATGCGGGACGCAATCATCTTCAACAATTAAAAATTTTGTGCAATGTTCAGATTGCGCAAGTTTGCGCCAAAGACAATAATGTTTCCATGTGCGGTCAACTGTTGCACGTTTCCATCCAAAATTATTTCGAAGAAATCCCAGACGTTTTTCTGGTGTAAGTGCAGTTGTATCTGAGAATCCATAAATATTTTTAAGGCCTTCACCGGCAGCCCCCTTGAACTTCTTCAATGCTACATCTGATGTAATAATTATGTGAGCTTGATTTACAGCCGCAGTAAATGGAACATATTGAATAATATTTCCACGATGAACATAAAATTCAACATCTGTCAAACGTGCATCTTCATATGAAATATGTGAATAAATAGATGCAATGTTTTGACGCGTTGCCCCAGCTCGCTGTGACAGTATAGATAATATTGACTGATCATGCCTGTGACCGGCGCAAACATCATTATATGGTTTCCACTTATCGCCTTTGATGATGTTAGGATTTTCAGATGCTGCGCGTGCTTTCTTGAACACCTCAACGTGGGGGGATGCAGTATCAATACCAAGAACTCCCGCCCACAACTGGTTTCCGTCTAATTCACTTGGCGTAACATTCATGTTTTTGCAAAACTCAGGATGACACCAATTAATATTTTTCTGCGTGCTGTCGTCGACGAAAAGCGCACCAAATGTTTCAATTGTTGCCCATGGGCCGGATAAGTCTTTTTTCATCGGAATCATACCAGTATCCAAGTAAAGTAGTTGCGTTCTCTCTTCGCATGCCGCAATTTCATCTGCAATTAATCGTAGTTTCCATGCATAATGTTCGGGTGCCATATAATCGGCAAATCCTTCAATTGTTATCGGTGCAAATTTACATATTTGTAGATGTGGATGTTCACGCATAAGTGTATTGCATAGTTCGGCCGGAAAATCGTCGATTTGATATAGATGCACAGGTGTTTTCGGTTCAATTTTCGTCAAGCATTTTAGTAACAGAGCAGCGCAACCAGCAAAATTCGCTGTTGCACCCATTAGAATTCGCCTTGATACACTTCGCCCACTGCTTGACATTGTCGCAGACACAACTGCTTGCACCACAGGTGCAGGGGCTGCGCGCATATCTTCAATTTGTTTTCTGAAAGATGGATTTAGTAATATATACGGTCGCACTTTGCCGATTCTTTCAACAATTGCGGCAGGTTGACAGTCTTCTCGTTCAGCAGCATAGGCAACAACAAGCGCTCCGCTACGATTTATACCAGCACGACAATGCACTAACACACTTCCTCCCACATCTAATGCATCATCAATAAATTTCTTTACATCTGCATAATGTAAATCGATAATCCTATATGTATGAGTGTCTTCTGCTGGAAATTCAAGTGATTTCACGCCATCAACCGTTTTAAATCCTTCACCTGCAATACAGTTTACTACATGAGTGATTCTGTTTGATGTTAACCATTCACGATTAGATGCAATTTGTGCACATCCAAGCCAAACGCGTGGAACAACTTCAACTGGTGGTTGTATCATGTAAACCGATTTTGTTGCAGATGCAATAGAAGTTGAAACGGCTTGGTCAAGTGTAACAGTTGTAGTAGTTGTACCCCAAACAAGAGACGCAAGCTGTATCATGCGTTCCCGCACGGATGCTATTGTTGATGGATAAAAAAGCGAACTATTATACATTTCCAGCCATTTTCGGGGATTTTCGTCAACTTCTTTGATGGCCGCGATGAGTGCAGGCCAACCTCCGGCGGCCATTGCGTCACGTGCATTAATGAATGCTGACGGATTAAATTCACGCGTCACATCAGGGTCTCCCCAATAGATTGGAATGCATCCAGCAGCCTTTGCATGTAGAATTTTCTCAGTGACATATCCAGGGTTCGCCGCATTTTCAAAAACAAGTGCAAATTTACATTTTTTGAAGAATTCCAGTTTAGTTAGTTCGCCTCCACCTCCGCCAGGTCCGCCTTCTAATTTCCGCCCAATATTATTAAACAATGCGCCACCAGATGCAACATGTTTATATGTTGATAATTGTTTGAATGCTTCATTGCGAATAGGATTCATTGGATTTGATACAACAAACCCGCAAAATGTATCGCGTCCAGCTAATTCATCAGGATATACTTCAGTTAATCGTTCAAGTGGAAACGGTTTTGGATTAACGACTCGCGTTGCATCTGCGCCAAACCAATTTATTTCAAGAATCCATAGCGGCAGTCGAATATAGTTAGGGTCACTTGTATAATCAAATCCAAGATTAATGTCAGCTTCAGGTGATGGGCGAGTATTTTCGCCCGTAAACATGATTTTCAAAGGACCACCTTCTGAACGACGTTTGAATCGACGATGGCGTTGTGTATATGGTCCGAAAAAGACGACATCAGGCCGTTCTGCATCAAGTTTCCATTTACGCCCACGCGATTCTGAGTCAAGTAATAATGTGAAAAAATTGTATGATGGTTGGAAATCTGCCCAGAAATCTTCAAACCAAATGTGAAGATATTTATCGCGTGTTTGCTGTTGTAGAGATTGCGGCACGACTGTTGTCTGCATCTGTGTGAAGACATCTTGTATTTTTGCGTTAATAACAGGACCACTAAATGTGCAAGTTAGCCATTCACGTTGTTCTTGCAGTTGTTCAGTGGTTGGTGGCCTCAGTCGCGCAAAGGCATCTATTGCAGATGAAACCGAATTATCAACATATTTAAATCCGTAATCATATGCTTGAAAATTATGAACAACTGGGATACCAAGCCATAAACAATCAAAAAGTGCGGCGCGAAACGGACGAAACCGTTGGTGCATCAGCACAACACTTTTGTGATCAACAAGCGATGTAATATTTTTGCGTTCGATAAATGTAAAACCATATTCAGTAAGGCGTAAATTGTTTAGAATATTATCTTTGAAAAATTGTGAAGTAACAAGGCTGCCAGAATCATGTACAAATACTGGTACAGTGTTCCATGAAGTATCTGAATCACGCAAGGCACGCGCAATTGTAAGAGGAATTAATGCATTGCCACTATTATTTCGGTTTCCTTCACAAATATGAATCATTGGTGTATCAGTGCCAGACCAGTCTGGTACAGCAGTACCTTCAAGTGGCAGAGAATTCCAAACAATTGGTATAGTGAAAACCGGGCGTGAAGTAATTAGTTGAAGATATTTAATGTCAGCAGCTGTATAGCAATCCCATGTCCAAATATAGTCGACCGTATTCCAATCAATTGGGTCATTTGGATGTTCTCGAACAAGTTCAGCAAGCGAATAATGTGGGTATGTTGTACATTCTATATCATGCATTAATGGTGGATAGTGCATAAAAACAATTGTTTTAGATGCTATTGTAGAACGTTGTGTAGGAGTGAGATGCCACTGTAATTCAAGAACAAAATCATAGGTGGTGGCGGTGTCCAATGTAGTGACCTTAAAGTCGTCTTGCGGTATATGATCGAACCAAGACTGAGTTGAATTGTTTAGAAAAATAGGTGAAAATCCTACATCAGCAAGGGCTTTATATAAATATATTGAAGTCACATTAGTGCCTTGATGAAATACGCTTTTATTGATTGAAACCGTTATTGCAATCGACATCGTTTACATTAAAAATACGCGATTCGTTTACGTTGATTAAACGAGGTGCTTAGTCATCTTCTGAATCTGAGTCGGACTCCGACTCAGATTCATGTTCATAAGCTTTTCCAGTTTCACGGTCAAAGCCGTTCCAAGTAAGTCCAGTTGGATCGTCGATTTCTTTTTGGCTTGTTTTCCATACATGAGTTGTCTTAGAAATAACGGGGTCATCTTCGGAAATACCAGGAGGATTTGCATCCATCCATTGAATGTTCATTTTAAGTAGTCGCTCATATGCTTGAAGCGCAAAATATGTGCGATGAACTGGAAGTGCTGGAGCCAGAGCAACAAACGGACATACATCCGGTGTAGTTTTTCCGACGGCTGCGTAAGCAGCGCGCCAATCTGAGATCCAAGCCGTCACTTTTGCATCATGTTCTTTAGCAAGATTGCTTTCGCGATAAATTGTAAAACGTTGCCAATCTGGTCCTTCAACTGTCCATTCGCCATCAATCAGAACACGTGGTTTACGTGGTTTCGTAAAACTGTTTTTCATACGCTTTACTGGTACAACGGTACGATCAAAATGTTCCATTTTCGCGAATTTTTCCGGCCAAACAATATGAGTTTCCTTTGTAAAATCACGCAGGTCTCCGCTAACAACAACATATCCATCAGATGTATAGATGTTGTCACCATTAGTTAGATAGTAAAACTTGTTATTTGGCGCCCAATTTACTTTTCCTCCCTTTTTGAGGAATTCTAAGTATTTTGATTCTGTAGAAAGATCAGCACCAGCTGAATCAGTTGGAGATGCATATAATGACCCCGCAACTTTGTTAAGCAGTGATGTAAATGCGTGCGTCGAATTATCAGTCGTTTCAACAACTTCAATCGCTTGACCGTTGGTTGACGATAGAATCCAAGACATTTGCAGTAAATTAATACAATATTAATGCAAACATTAATAGTTTCATTTTTTAGCTTTTGCGTGATTTCAACGGGCAACGCATGTTTATAGTCATAAAAAAGTAGTGAGAGTTTTAGTTAAGATAAAATGGCTAAGATTCACGCGCTATTTCATAATCCATGGGTTTTAGCATTTATTGGCGGAGCTGTTACAGTTATTCTTGTTTGGGGGTATACTGTATTTCAAAAGACTTCCATCCAATCACTGCAAATTGCACGGGGAGGAGAATTAACAGATGAAGAACAACTGAGCTTGCAAATGTATGAATCCCCGCCACTTATTCCTTGCTTTGCTCTTGGTGCCATTGTATCATATCTTAGTTGGTATGTATTAGCGGGCAGTGGCGCTACTATTCCACTTATGACGGCGGCTGTCACAACATCTGCATCAGATGTTGTGATGCAAACAGCATCATTGGCACCAGCAGCTGTACCAACATTATCGGCTGCTGTAGCAGCTGTGGCTGAACCTGTAAGCGCAGCACTTACTGCGATAAAAAACACAGTCGCACCAGAACCTGTGATTCGGAATGGCATGGCTGGATTCTAAAATGCGGCGAAAAATTGAAATAATACAATTTTAATTACCGTAGACTACCGAAATTAAGCTACACCCCGTTCTGGCTTCGCCAGAATGGGGTTGAAAGAACTGTCCACCAAAGGTGGACAGTTCTGACACTTTCAGTGTAGCTTAATTTCGGTAGTTCTACGAAAGCCGGCCTTGTTCCGAAAGTTTTTGATACTTTTCGCATTCGCGAAAAGTGTATCTTAATTTCGGAACAGGCCGGTATACAATTTTAATTATATGATTTTGTAATTTGGCACACATACGACTACACTCCCCACAGTTTACACGCAAAATGTTCTCTTGGTTCGTGTCGTGCTTTGGCGCTGCGCCTGTGGTTGCCACACCTGTGGCTGCGCTTGAGGCTGCACCTGTGGTCACACCTGTGGTCGCCACACCTGTGGTCGCCACATCTGTGGAGCCGGTGGTCATGCCTGTGGCTGCACTTGCTGTGAAGCTGACGCAAAAGCAATTCAATGCCATTCGCGCTGAGTGGCTGCGAGCTGCGGAATATGCGGTAGCTACAGCGAGCAAAGCACATGCCGCCGGTCGTTGGGACATCGTAGTAGCATCAGTTGCCGCTTCAAAAGCAGCACGGGATGTTGCCCAGATTACCATTGATGAGTACCCCACGTTGTACGCATCGCGCGCGCAACATGCGATACTGGCGGCGGAGCGCGCGGCTGCTGCCGCTACTGCCGCTACCGCTGCCACCATTTAGATGCGGTCTGGCAACATTTTTTATGCACCCTATGGAACCGAAATTAAGCATGTCGGAACTGTCCACCAAAGGTGGACAATTCCTTCAATCCCATTCTGACTTTGCCAGAATGGGGTGTAGCTTAATTTCGGGACACAACGGCAATGCCATAAAAAATTAAGCACCACCTTACGAAACATCCATTTCACTAAACACTTCTGTGCAAGTAAATCGCGAGACTTCCGAAGGTGGAATAGGGATTTCTCCACTGTCAGCCCAATCGGGATGATCTGCAACAGTTATTGTTGCGCTATGTTTGTTGCAAAAGAAATCTTCCTTATCACATACACTTTTCTTGGTGATTTGAACAAGTTTGGTATCATCATATCGATAATGATATGAATATGCTGGTGTAGTATACATAATTTCAATGTATCTTGTGCGTTTTACTGGGATAAACTCGACTGGGACATTACATTCGCAATCATCTTCCTTATCTGCTGGCATTGACAACACATAAACACAACAATTGGCGGGTTCATGCGAATGACCAGGATTAATATGCTTCCAATCGGCATCATAAATGTACCTGTTGTATACACAACCGAAATCATATGAATGAGTTTTAAATGTGTTACAAATTACAATCGGAACACCAATTGCAAGTTTCTTTCCAGCATCGTACCACTTCATTTCAGGATGCAGATCATAATCCGGTTTCAAATGGTCACCATCTTCTTCAACCGTTGCCCAAACATACTTATACACAAGCGCGTTTTCATCGGCCATTTCGCAAAATATGTTAAAATATCATTAAAATTACAATAGTTTCAATTCTTTGTGATTTTTCATAGGTCAGCGAAACCAAGTGAAGAATCATTTATTTTAGTAATGGATGCACCAGGAGCTTTTTTACGTAGTGCAGCCTCTTCTTCTTCAGTTAGAACCATTCTGACGAATTCACAATTTTGTGCATTGCGTTCAGCATCCATCTCAGTCATATGTTTTTCAATATCAGCAGTTGTGGCAGCATCACGCGTTTGTCGTCCAAAGGCCGACATGTCTGCTGATGCAGGAAGTGCTTCAATATGTTTGATTTTCTCAAGCTCCTCCACACGGGCTTTAAAAACAGATTCATCAACACCACTTCTGGTGACTTTCGCAATCACAAAATTAGTGGAAAGAGTTGGTGGAGGTGTTGTTTTATTGAGTCCAAGAGCTGATTCTTGGGCTGTGCGAGCGGCGTTTAGCTCAGCAAGACGACGTTCCATTTCAGCCATAGATAGTGGTTTTCTGCTCATTTTTAATAATTAAAATCAATTAAAATGCTTGAATATAACCGCACACACACGCACAACGTCTAATTTATAATTAAATATGAAAAGCTAACGGTTTGAGTTGTAATAGCTGTTGTAAGCGATAAATTTGTGAATTTTACACCACATACACCGGTACCTGTACTTGTTATAAATGGATAGACTGGTACACCTGTTGGCATATTTTTAACAGCTACATAAATGCGCGATGAAGATATAATTGAATTTGTACTAATATACAAAATATTTGCATCTGTTGTTGATACGCCAAGTGAATAAGATGATAAAGTAAATAATCCAGACCGACCATTGCTTGCTGCTTGAACTGTTGCTGGTATACCGCCAGATGCATTGATTGCGGCGAGATTAACAGTTGGATAACATGGAATGAATTTGTAGAGACTCCAATAGTTAGATGGAGTATATGAAGCAACATTTATTTTTGATACAGCTAGCGTGCTATCAACAAACCCAAAACCAACTACATCATTTGCAAATGTTGTACCATTTATTAATGATATTTTGTTGATTTGTGTAAAAGTTGTAACGCTTTCTGATAGAGCTTTATATAAAGTTATATCAGTTGCTGTTCTTGTAATTCTAAAAATATCACCTGTAGCAAAATTAGTGCCAGTACTTAATGATGTAGCATAAGTACCACCAGTAAAACTACCAGTGCCAGTTGTATTTCCCTCAAGTGCACCAGCTGTTGTAGTAAAATCAAAATAAAATGCTGTTGTTGAAGTTGATAATCCAATCATTGTGTAATCAATAACAACATTTGTATATCCTGGATTGAAACTATTGCCTTGATTTCCAGAAGCGCCCGAACGATAAATTGCCGCAATTCCTGAAATCGTTGATTTACTGGTTGTTGTAATTGCAAATGAATTTAAACCATTTGCATATGTTATACCATATCCAGTTGGTCCTTGCCCTGTCAATGTAGAATCATTTGCATACGAACTAAATGTATCTGTAAATATTGTGCTTACTTTAATATTAGAAATACCAATTGTATTTGATGTAAATCCGAAATATACAATATTATTTGCAAATGTATTGACACCTATACTAACTGTATAATATGATGTAAAAACAGTAGGACTTGCCGCTAATGCTTTTGATAAAACAAGTCCATTTGTTAAACGTGTTATTCTGAAAATATCTCCAGTTACATATGTTTGACCAGATGTTCCTGAACCAGATGAACCACCGTTTCCGTCTACAAACCCACCAGAATGACCTTCAAATGAACCAGCGGATGTAACAAAGTTAAAATATAAATTTGATGAACCCGTTTGTACAATAGTATAATCAATATTAATTACAGAATAACCAGGATTGAAACCGTTACCTCTATTTGCAGTAAGTGTGGTAAACACAGGAATTCCAGATAACGTTGTTTTTGATGCAGAACCTGCACTAAATGAACCAATACCTATTACGTAACTAATTGAATTAACTACTTGACCTGTAACTGTTGTATTATCTAAATATTCATTTACTGGTTCATCAAATATACCATAAGAATCAGGCGCAACCGCCACAGTTGTTGATGTTGTATAATATTGCGATCCTTTGTATAACACAACATTATATGGTGAATATGTTGTTGCATTTGTATAGTCAGATAAATAGGTATACGTTGAACTACCACTGCCACCATTAACCGCTGTGCTAATACTTCCAACAATAACAGCCGATACGGTTAATGTGCTAAAAGATGCAGCAATACCACTCAAATTTACAATATTTGCCACATTTGTACTAAATGAGTTTGCACTTAACGATGGAAATGTACTTCCGGCATATGTTAACAAACCTGCGCTAATTGTATTTACATTTAGTGTATTCAAATTTATTGTGCTTGCGCTAATTAAATTCACACTGAATGAATTAATTACGGCAAGATTTGCATTCATCGAACTTATTGATGCAACTGATACACTTAATGAACTAATATTTGCATACACAAAAGAACTTGTTGTGAAATTGATTGAACCTGAACTAATCGAACTAACATTCAATAATGCTGAAGTTATTATTATAGTATTCAATGTACTCATTGATGCAGCCGATACACTTAATGAACTAATGTTTGCATACACAAAAGAACTTGTTGTGAAATTAACTGAACCAGAACTAATTGAACTTACATTCAACATTGTTGCAGTTAATTGGTAAATACCTGCCGTCGTTGCGCTTAGTGCACTGATGCCCGCTGTAGTTGCACTTAGTGCGCTGACGCCTGCTGTAGTTGCACTTAGTGCGCTGACGCCTGCTGTAGTTGCACTTAGTACGCTGACACCTGCTGTAGTTGCGCTAAGTGCGTTAATGCCTGCTGTAGTTGCACTTAGTGTACCGATGCCTGCTGTAGTTGCGCTTAGTGCACTGATGCCCGCTGTAGTTGTGCTTAGCACACTAACACTTGCCGCATTAACACTTAACGATGCAACATTTGCAGCAGTTATTTCAAGTGTTCCGACACCAGCAGTAGTTGCACTTAGTGTACCGATGCCAGCAGTGGTTGCACTTAGTGCGCTGATGCCAGCAGTAGTTGCACTTAGTGCACTGACGCCTGCTGTAGTTGCACTTAGTGCACTGATGCCTGCTGTAGTTGCACTTAGTGCGCTGATGCCAGCTGTAGTAGCACTTAGTGCACTGATGCCTGCTGTAGTTGCACTAAGTGCGCTGACGCTTGCGGCGTTAACACTCATTGATGCAACATTTGCATTAGTTACGCCAAGCGTGCCGGTCGCAATATTTGTTCCACTAATTGATGAAATTGTTGCTGCTGCTGCACTAATATTTGTAATACTTGCATTTGTAAGTGTGCTTAAATTCGCGACCTGTGTATAAATGTCAACAAGTGTCGATGCCGTGTTACCAATAACAAAATCGGCTGATTTTTGTGGAGTAAATACAAAGCCTGCAGAATTAATAATTGCATCAATAGTTGATGTTCCAACAGCAGTTGATGGCATCAAACCAGTTACTGCAAAACCAGTTGTACTATATGGTTGACCTGCCGCCGGTAAATCATACATAAGACCCGCAAATGATGACAGCGTTGATACATTGTAAAGGATGCCACCACCTTCTTTGTATTCACCCATATTTAACTCCAAAACATTGTCATCCACAAGAAGTGTTTGCGCACTAATCGTGACTGTTGAACCACGAATCAGCAAATCACCATCTAAATACATTGTATTTGCACGAATTGTATCTGTCAAAACTGCATTTGTACTAACATTCACAATCGTTGTTTCATTCGAAGGGTTACCAATGAAAACAGCACCAGTTCCTGTACCAATTGTTGTAACACTGGCACCTACCGCATTAATGGATACTTCACCGGCAATATTAACAATACCTGTTATAGTTCCAGTCATCACAGAAAATCCATCGTAAATTTGTGTTGCCCCAGAAATTACCGCACCACCTAACAATACACTCTTACCGCTAATTGTTGATATACCACCTGTGTGTATTCGAACACCACCTGATATATCTGCACCAAATCCATCTACATATAATGCAGTTGACGTGTATAAAGATGAAACCGTTGATATACCGGCAGCATCTGGCGTTGTGTAACTCGCTGCAGAGGAAGATAGTTCTGCATATGTGAAAACTGGATCTACATGTAATATGCCAAAAACATCTGGATTAAATGGATTTATGTAATAATCTCCATATACTACACCGTTGTCTTTACCTGTAAATGAAATCGAAATCATCGGCGTCGAAACATTATTGATTTCTGGAATTAGTTTGCGACCAGTATCGCGAATTATTACATGTGAATCCGCTGTTGAATTCGGCAGAGGCGAATGTTCTAATGTAGAAACTCTTCGCAAAACACCTGTTGTTGTATACACATATAGATATTGACCAAATGGGACATATGACACATATTGTATATTTGACATTCTCAACAAGAATAACTTTAATACATAATTAAGAAAATAACTCATTTAATAACATACTCTACGTTAGCAAAACAATCCAGATTGCGTCCACCACCATATGAAATCGCGCTTTGTAAACATTCATGTAAATATTTCATTTCATCAGCATATGTTCGCGGTTTTTGTGGAATCAGCTTTTTAGTTCCTTCAATACGTGTCGTTTTTCCTGATTGAAACGCAGATGCACTTCCCCAAAACTCCTTGAAAGGATGCCCCGCTGCATCATATACTGTTTTACCTGGTGAATCAATCAAACCTGAAAACATTCCACCTATCATTACAACATGCGCCCCAAGAACAAGCGCCTTCGCTATATCGCCTGGATGCGTGATGCCACCATCTGCAACTAATAACGCTTCGGTTCCTTTTACAGCCGCAGCACATTCGGCAATTGCTGCGGCTTGTATTCCGCGACTTCCGAAGCCAGTTGCATCATACGTGGTGCAGGCAGAACCTGGACCGATGCCAACTTTGACTGCATTCGCGCCCCAAGCGACCAGGTCGCGCGTTGCATTTGCTGTACTAACATTTCCGGCAATAATAAACACCGCTGCGCCAATATTTTCGCGAATCCATTGAATCATATGTTCCATGCGAACAGCATGACCATGTGCAATATCAATTGTAATGTAGTCGGGCATTAGGCCTGCAGTGACAAGTTGCGTCAATTCCGTGCGACTTGCATCATTTACACCAACGGAAATACTAATTGGTAGACCAAGCGTGTGCATCTTGCGAGCAAATTCAACTACGTTAATATTGAACCGATGTTGAATGTAGAAATATCCGGCAGATGCAAGTGCAACCGCAATATTTTCATCGATTACACATTCCATGTTTGCGGGAACAACGGGAAGTTTGAATCGACGGCCGCCAATTTGAACACTTGTATCACATTCAGCACGTGAATCCACGACGCATTTGTGAGGAACAAGGTTCATGTGATTAAAGTCGAAAGTTGCAGCGGTTGATAGAGGCATATTTACAAATCTTAATGGTGCACATATTTAGGTTAACCACGTAAATTTTCGAGGGATACAACAAAAACTTCAGTACTAAGACTAATTAGTGTACCAGAAGCTGATGCAAGTAGTGCAGCCAGCGTTAAACATTCTGTTTTGCCACAATACTGATTCATAAGCCGTGGCATTGATTGCTCACAATTATAACATTGCCATGATTTGACTGCAAGCCATCCAGCAGCACAAAGTCCAGATGTAGCAAGTAATATACCAGTTGTGGGGTTTGACATTTACTATGCCATGGTGGTTTGTGCTTAAGCCATTGTCAACTAAAATATGCTATGGTACGCCCAACCACGTTCATCTGTTTTCGTTTTTTGTATACTGCGAAATTTTTCGGTCCCGCAATTGGTTGCAAAAATTTCCAGTTTGTATTTAAATATTTCACACATGTTTCCACACCTGGGTGCGTCGCTTGATCTATAATAATTATACCATTTAGGCGAATAAGTTTCTCTGCGAAAAATACATCAAGTAAAGTATAATCGAATGTATGCCAACCATCAATATAAACCATATCAAATGAGCCTTCACCATGGGTTTTAAGTAATTCTGGCAACGCTATATGTGATTTTTCTTGTACCAATGTATGTATTGTGTGCATCTTCATTAATTTGACAAGCTGGGTTCCAGCATCTTTCCATTGTGTTGTTTCAAATGGGTCAATGCTTGTTAGGTGCCCACTTATATTATGTAGCGCGGTCAACATGTATGCTGCTGAAACACCATCTGCAAACCCTACTTCAACGACTTTTTTACATTTATTTTTAGTGATTATGTTAAGCAAAAAATCGCCCTCCTTCTCGCCAATTGTTGTTTTTATGAATTTCTTGTAATCTGTAGGATTTTTATTGAACATGTTCAATGAATATAGGAAATAGTTTTTATCAATTGTCGTTAAAGGAATACCCAAAAGGCGCTTTGACGCAATAATATTCAATTGAAAATGTCTAAACAAAACAGTTTTATCTTCTGCTAAAAATGCCCGATTTACTTGTATGCGATATTCAAGTATTTTCTTGGAAAAACTAACATATTCACGTATTCTATCAGCATCTAAATATGGGAAATCTTTGAATGTATATGCCGCACCATTGTATCCAATTGCTATCATTTGGTCCGAATAATGTACTATAACATGTTTGAAAAATAGTTTCAATAGAAATGGAAATGATTGACCTTCATGTGTATATTGATTTGGTACGAAAACTGCACTACCACCTACTTTCAAATGTTTTTGCAAGTAGTTTTGCAAAACATTCAAATCAGATAAATAAGTTCCATCAACATCATTTCGTTTAGTAAAATAATTATTCATATATAGCGAATACACCATATCGAACTTAGTTGGTGGACTATCAGCGTAGATTGGTAGCCATCCATTCTTGCGATTGACTTCTTCTTCCCCTTTATCATACAATATAATGCCTTTTTTACGATGAGTGTTATCTTTGAAAAACAATAAAGGTAGCAAAAAATCGAATTTCTTGTCAAAATACACGCGCCCTATGAGGTTCCCTGATGTCATTTTGAATATGTATTTTAACTCAGTGTCTATTTCAAGATGTTTATAAATTTCAGCACGTAATTCACGATATTCATAAAATAGTGGTAAAAGTGACATGTTGGATGGCAAATCAATTATTGTTGGTGTAAATTTAAATTCGCTTGCATCTACGGCAGGTACTTCAAACAATACATCCGGCGCTTTTGGAACTACTATCGCCGCTGTCGGCATTTACTATATATTCATATTTGTTTTCAACTAAACGTTGAAAAATTGAATCGAATAATCTATAGAATAAATCATGCAAGCACGATTTATTCGGGACGAAAAAAGCTGCTTAAGCAGCTTTTTTCTATGTGTTAGTGAATAAGTAGAAATGATTAGTATTGTGCGAGGAACGGTTCAATTGGCAATTTCACCTGATATTATTACGCCTTATTTGGCAGGATTACCAGCTAAATGGATAGAATGTCAAAAAACACGTGATGCATCCCATTACCACTTGACTATTTTAACACCAGATGAGTCAAGTGCTATAACAAGCGAAGATATTGCATCATTAGATACCAAAACATATGTTATTGGTCTTGGCACTTCAGCAGAATGTTATTACCTGATTTGTCACTATCCATCGGCAGATGTTTTCAGGTATAAACGACAACTTCCTCCAAAAGATTTTCACATCACTATTGCATTCAATGGCAAAGACAATCATACAGTGAATAAAGGATTAACTACATTGGTTGACCCAACTACAACAAACGCCGCAAGCATCATTTTAGCTAACAAAACATGCAAAGACAAGAGTCGCAGCATGTTTGAAGCATTGCAAAAAATTGGCATGGATACAGATGCAACAAATTTCGAATTAGCAAAACTATATGGAAATGTAGGCAATTATGGCGCAGCTCTGGAAACGGCGCTTAGATTCAAAACCACTGACTTAGTAAAATACTATTTTATCACACTACAAATATTGCATCATCAAAATTTGTTAACAGATTCAATTGTTGAAGAAGCCACAGAACAATTAATTGGACACCCATCTTCTGCACTAATATTTGACATATTAAATTCACGGTTGAAAACAGCGGTGCTATATGAAGCAAATGGTATCACTGCTATTAGTAAAAATCCTTCAAATTTCAGCATGGTTGATGAATTGCTTGCAGGTTCTGGAATTGTATCTAAATCATCGATTAATTCGGTCGAAAAACTACATTTCGCCAAAATTATATGTTTAATGGAGGAAGCACCTGATGTGCCATATGCGAAACATGGCATTACATTTGAACATTATCCAATTGTTGACAGATATTGGAAATCAATCCATAGTGGTGCATCTGAAACCGGTATTATGGATACAATATTGGCTTCCATTGCGACATCACATGCTGCATCAGAAAAAGTGCTTGTACATTGTTTAGGTGGCTTTGGCAGAACGAATGTTGTACTATCATGCTACTTAATGAAAACGCGTGGATTTTCACCAGCAGAAGCAATGAGTTTTCTTGAAGGACAACGAAAATCCAAATTAACAACCCCGCAAATTATGTTTATCAAACAATATTATGTTTTGTTGAATGCTGCCACGCCGTTGACGGCAATAGCATTACCTAAATTAATTATGATGATTGGTGCACCATGTTCTGGAAAGACAACACTAAGTAATAAATTTATGATTGCTTATCCACGTGATATTGTACATATAAGTCAAGATGATTTGGGAAAAAAGGAATGTATGGGTCTATTGATGCATCATTGCAAAGATAGAACGGCACTTATTTTGGATAGATGCAACCGCACAGCGGCCGAACGTAAAGAGTGGCTTGACTTGATATTTAGCGACAATATTATTGCAATTTACTTCAAATATCCGATTGAAACATGTAAAGCGCGCTTAGCAGGACGAATGTATCATCCGACACTGGCAAGTGGTAGACATGGTGAAAAAATTATTGAAAACGTGTACAATAGTATTGAACCTCCTACTTCAAAAGAACGTTTCACTAAAATCCATGTAATCACGAACGATGATGACTTAGATGCAGTTATGAAAACATTTGGTCTTTAACTAATTGATTCTTAACAAATTCTTTTTTCTTCCAATGAACAACTTCGCCGTCTTCACCACCGGCAAGAAAATCTGTTCGTACAAGTTTCGACCGATGTAACACATGTTCTGCATCACATACTTTAATGTAAATACCTTCTACTTTTTGCACATTAGTACAAAAGTGTGATTGTTGATTTACCATTGGCAATAGGTCGGCAATTTTTACAATAGGCATTCGTGAAATGACTGGAACAACATGAATATTTGTGTCTTTCAACGTATCAACAAGTCGGTCATATGCCATGAACTTACCAGTGGTAATATCATACAAATCAAATGCAAGAAAGTAGTCTGGCAATGCAGTATATTCAATACTATGTTTGATGTATACTAATTCGCCAAATAAAATTTTTGATAGCGGTGGGTCTAAAACGGCATATAATGCTTCACGATGGTCTTCGACCCATTTACCTAAAATCTTGAATTGGTCGCCTTCTTTAGCTGAAACATAATGTGATCGATTTTGGATGCGTATTGTGTAGTCTTCACCTAAAGAGAAACCAAGATTTGCGCCATCGCATTTTTCGGTTATGATAAGTTCTGGTCCAATAAATGCAGAAGCCTCAGCTGCTGTCATAATTAAATCATCGCGTGTAGCACTTTTTAACGCATTTGTAATATGTTTAGTTCGCGGGAATTTATGTATTATATCTGACATTTTATGTTTTACAACCATATCAGAAAATAGGCATTCAAAATTGAAGCGCAAAATGCATTGTTATAACACACGTAAATCAGCTGCAATGGAAGCGATATTGAAACATTCTACCGAAATCTTTGAATCGGAGGAACATGAAGATTGGAAACGTTATAGTGTATTTATTGGTAAAGATGTTGTTGCTTGGGAAAATTATGAACATGTAAACATTCAGGCTAAAAAAGATTTTGGAACAAGCAAAAATATGAAGACATTTAAATATCCAGGTACCCTAAGGAACCGAAATTAAGCTACATGCTTAATTTCGCTTCCTTAGGGGTTTACGTTGTGTTCCCGAAATTAAGCATGTAGCTTAATTTCGGGACACAACGGTATGTCATTGATTGGTATTGATACTAATCTATTATTTCAGGGGGTAAGCGCTGGTGTACACTGCATTAATAAAGTTGACATACATACATTTGAAATTCTAAGTATCAAATCATTTAATGACGATGTATATTACACAGATAGTTTTTGGACGTCAAATGGTATGGTATGTTGGTATAGTCCAATTAATCAGTGTCAAATGCTGTATAAGCTTGCAGATTCAAAAGTATATAAAATTCGCAATTCTATACCAAAAGATTCAATAATCATAGATATTATCACATATGAACAGAATGAATGTGATGTTACCATAAAATTACCAAAGAAATCAAATAAATATATGACAGTGTGTATTGATACATGTCATATTGTAGAGAGTTGGCCATATCTTACAACGATTGCATATTTACCATTAATCCCATTTAATGAAGGTAAAATTGATAAAATCGATAAAATCAACAATACACTTATTATAAGAACTAACAGTAACACTTGTATAATTGTAAAATTAAATAGGTATTCCAATATTTTGGCTGCACAATTAGCCGTCGATACTACGGCAATAATCAAAGATGAATTAGCTGAGGTGGCGTACTATGAGATACAACGATAAAAAGCAACTATCGGCCTCGTTCCGAAATTAAGATACACTTTTCACGTACCGTAGACTACCGAAATTAAGATACACCCCATTCTGGCTCCGCCAGAATGGGGTTGAAAGAACTGTCCACCAAAGGTGGACAGTTCTGACACTTTTCACGAACGTGAAAAGTATCAAAAACTTTCGGAACGAGGCCGGCTTTCGTAGAACTACCAAAATTAAGATACACCCCGTTCTGGCTCCGCCAGAATGGGGTTGAAAGAACTGTCCACCAAAGGTGGACAGTTCTGACACTAAAAGTGTATCTTAATTTCGGTAGTCTACGGTACCCTCTAAAATTATTTTTGACTATTTTAGGAACCCATAAATAATTAAAAAAGATGCGAGCGTGAACGAGCATAAACTTGTAAGGGGCTATAGAAGCAGACTTATGTCCCCCACCTACCAAATGGACATTCGCTTTTCAGGTGCAAGATACATTCCATCACCTTCCTTTACACCATATACTTCGTAAAATTCCGGGATGTGTGCAAGTGCACAATTTACTCGTAATTCCGTTGGTGCATGTGGGTCAATTGCTAAGAATTTATGTGCACATTCATCCGTAATGTTCAATCTCCAAACTGTTGCGTATGCTGTAAAGAATCGCTTGTAGACATCTGGTGGCACCACTTCGTAATGATTCTTCAGCGCACGCAGAGCTATCTTCAGACCGCCAATATCAGCGATGTTTTCGCCAAGTGTTAGTTTACCATTCACAGGTTTACCCCTGAAAGTCTTGCTTCCATAATGTTCTTCAACAGTATGCGCACGTGCTGTAAATTCAGCACGATCGGCATCAGACCACCATTCTTTCAATTCACCAAACTGATTGTATTTTGAGCCTTCATCGTCGTATCCATGTGTCATTTCATGTCCAATTACAACACCAATCGCACCAATATTTTCCTCATATGTATCGAATCCAAAGAACGGCGGTTGCAGAATACCAGCAGGAAACACAATTTCATTCATTGTTGGATGAAAATACGCATTAACTGTTGCCGCACACATTTCCCATCGATGTTTGTTAACAGGTTTATAGATTTCACCACAGACTTTGCGCCAATTCCATTGACCTAATGTGACCAAATGCGTAACAAAATCGGACGTATCAGCGAATTCGGAACAACATGGTTCAGGAACTTCTGGACCACCAATTTTTACGCCGAATCGTGTTAGCTTTTCCGCTGCCACAGCCTTCGTTGCATCTGACATCCATGTTGATTCTGCCAATATTTGTCCAAGTGCTACACGAATATCATCAATCATTGCTTTACATGTTGCGGATTTTTCCGGTGGGAAATAATGTGCTTGATATAGTCGACTCATATCATCTTGCATCGCCGATTGTAAGAATGCAACAGCACGTTTCCAACGCGGTTCTTGCACTTTACGACCACTTAGGAATTTATCGTAAAATTCGAAATGTGCTGCGTCGGTTGCTGCACATGCATGTCCTGCAAACGAATTTGCGAGGTCAAACCGCATGAAATCTTTAACAATTTTAATTGGAGTAGTTGCAAGTAGTTCGCGCAGTCCACGTAATAGTTTAACATTTTGTACAATTGCATAAGGCATATCAACACCAAGTGCATCAAACACTTCTGGAAGAGTTTCTGACAGTTCAGCCGCAGACCATTTATTATAGCGTAAATCAGCATCACGACGTTCAACGCGTGTGAGATGCAATGATGCAAGGCGAGTTTCAAATGCAAACACACCTTCGGCATCAATATGTATTCCATAAAGACCCATTAGTTCAGTCATATATGTTTTGTAGCGTTCATGTGTATCCGCGCGTTCAGTGTAATATGACATATCGGGTAAACCAAGACCTGCCTGAAATATTCCAGGCACAACTGTATCAGGTTCTTTTGCATCTTGTAGAGAATCCACGACAAAGAACGGAAACAGTTGACGTTTACACATTTTTCCAACAATTTCCAGACAATCAGACACGTTTGTGATTGCATTAATAGGCATGAATAAATCCGTCACATATGGTGAAATTATTGTAGGAAGTGTAACATATGATGCATATAGTTTTGCGATTGGTGAATCTGTCGTTTCACATAGATATTTGACACGTGCGAGATTTTCGTCATTTAGAATTGCGAAAGAACCCCAACGGACTTGGTCTGCTGGAATAGGATTTGCCGCAAGCCATTCACCATTGACGTGATTAAAGTAATTTTCTGTTGCCATTTCTTAATATACTTACATTGAATAATGAATAAAAAGTTGGTTTCAATTTGCATGTCAACGTCGTGATACGACAAGCCGTTGCTGCAGTGGATTTGGTGACAAGCTACGTTGTGGTATTACGCGTCGTGCCGCCTTTTTCACTCGTCTGTCGTAGCACAATTTCAGACAAATTCCAAACGCAAGAGATATTCCTGAACATATAGCGGAACTAATTGCAATAGCTTGCAATGTTGATAATCCGGACATACCAAATAAAATCGAAAATATCGCTGCAAACGCTGCAAAAGTGCATCCGATTGCGGTTAATGATGCAGCAAATACATATATATGCCACATTTTTTGCTCTTATGAAAACGATGGCATTTTTCTCCGTCAATTTTTGCGATGTAGCGCATAAAAATGAACGTATACATTAAAACATTCAGAATTTATATGAAAAATGTCGGCATATGAAAAAATATGGAAGACAATTTGGAATGCTGACAAAAAGGCAATAATGTTCACAATAATTCCATGTTTTGTAATATTTTATGCAACTGTCTTCTATTTTCTATACATGTGCGAACCAGGCAGTATTTATTGGCCAACAGAAAGAATATTTATTGCATATTATGTATTTGCTGTGGGTGACATTTACTTCACTGGTTACTTCATTTGGCTTGGAATATTACGAACAATTAAACAAGCCCTTTATGGATGTGAAACATGTCATCATACATGTCATTGGATAAATCCTGCGAGACTACTAAAGACTGGTTCATGTGACCACACTGTAAGTGTTCCATCGGAAGAATGTTATTGTAAACACTATTCAGCAGAACATACTGCATCTGGATGTACTGGTCGGGTGTATAAGAGTATACCAACAACCGTTCCATATGTTGAAATAGCAAAGAGAGGCACAGGACGATTCGAAGACGTCGCATACATCGATAAAGTCATTGATAAATACGTTGATGAAAAATATATGGACCAGGAAATTTGTGGATACAAAAATGTACCATACATGAAAGAAGTTGATGCATCATACACTATTAAAGAATATGCAAGCGTACCAGTGACACGTAGTGTTACCAAAACACGTCCTGCATTTCGCAATGAAACGGTTTATGGAATGAAAACGGTGCAAGTGCCTGTGACGCGAACTGCGCCATCATATGGAATGAACACCGCACCATCATCTTACACCGTGTATGAGTATAGGTCTGTTCCTGACACACATATCAAAACTGTGCAGTATACGGAAACATATACTGATACGGAAACAACGTACGAAATGAAGGTTATTGATAAATTGGTTGCTTGTACTAAAACAGTGCCTGATGTAAGAAAAGAGCCCATTTACAAACCTGTAGAAACAGTGCGGCAAGTGCCTGTTTACAAAAATGTAACCAAAACGCGCAAGCAAGAAGTCATGGAATCATATTCTATCCAAAAAACTAAGATAGTTGATGTTAAAAAAATGGTGCAATGTGAATGCAAACATTCTTTGCCGCAAAAATATTGCAGGTGCGATGTATGTAGCTGCATTGCATGTGAATGCGAAAGAAACGATTGGCGATCAAATTCAAGGGCACTTTGCATTACTACATGGTTATGCACTGTTGCTTGTATTATCTGTGAGACTATGTTTGGTAGATATTAGTTTAGGCAATGTATAACTAATTTTGTTTTTTATCCATTCATTTAGTGTGTCTGGGTTTTGTAAATGATCTGGTAAACAGCATAATTCCACGTCAATGCTTTCAGACTGCAACCAGCGTTTAATCGCACAACCTTTTGCTTTTTCAACAAGGTTTGCACGTTCTTCTTGCGTTAAGCATACACCATCTTTTTCGCGAATTTCTTCAGCTTTGCGAATTATATCGCCTTGAATATATCGATAATTTGTAAATCTGTATAAGAAATTCATTTCCGTCATGATTCGTACAACTTTCGCACAATCATGTTCGACACCAAGAATAAACAGTTTACACAGCTTGGAATCTCTTCTAAATCTAACATGTGCCGCATTTAGTTCGCTAAGTAATTCAGCTGCGCGTGATATACATAATTCAATTTCATCCATATCTCCACTTCCAAGCGCAACATATGTACTTATTTCATCAATGCAATTTGCAATATTTTTCATATCATAAATATCAACATGAAATGTTTGCGAATATCGATTTATCAACTTGTTAATTTGCTTGGTTCGTTGTTCATATTCCATGTTATGTTGTCTAATTTCTTGCTTGGTGATTTCACATGTACGCATGTTATGACCAGGTTGTTTACACTTTCTACACGGCATTTTTTATATACGATATCGTCCCATATTTTTTGCATCATTTTTTCCCTAAAAAATTGTGGGGATTAAGAAAACACAATGAATTTTAGCGTTGTCCCACTGTAAATAACAATTAAATCTTTTTTAAGGATTAATCGCCTGTTGCTGCCAATGCCACCAATATGTTCAGCAAAATAACGACATGCATGTATACTTGGTTTTGTTATTCCAAGCCATGTATGACATACATGTGTTAAAATCCGCGACCAGCCATCTGCATCAAGCCCAGCTTCTATAGCGCGTCCAACATTAATTGTGCGTGCAACCGCATCCCAACTTGCATAAATCGGTTCATATAGCAGTTTGTCGACGAGTGCAGCCTGTGATGCAAGTGCAGTTGCACTGGCAATCACTTTTTCATCAACTGCATCACCATATTGTGCGTGCGTTGCATCATGGAAGACCTCGCGGAATTTACCACGATTGCTCCATGATGGTGTTGTGTTTTTCAAATATGGAATGCCCGCCTCCATGCTAATCGCATAGATTGCAGATTTTTGCACAGTAAGCCATGGACGATGCACATATACACCTTCCATGAATTCAATCGGTTCCATCTTGGCAAGATTGTCAAGATGCACACCTTTAGCAAAATTACTCCAAATGTTTTCCACAACATCATCGCGAATATGTCCAAGTAAAACATGAGGGCGTTCGCCACCAACACAACGATAAACCATGAATCGAATAGTGCGCGTCATACGCTCATAGAATTCACGGTCAGATGTATCACGTCGTAGCCATTCAATATAATAAATGTAAAGCGGTACACCAATGCGTTTGCAATAATGTTTAATAAATGAACATTCTTGTTCACTAACCGCGCGATTACCGTAAACAATGTGAACCGCAATTACGGGAATTTCTGCGCATCGCAGCAGATAACACATTACCATACTATCAACACCGCCACTGAGACTCACAATAAGTGGTCTTTCAGTGTCAGATGCAACATAATGTTCCTTAAGATATTCTACCGTATCTTCTCGCCAGGCAGGAGGATGTAGTGTAATTTCTGTGTCAGGATAGTAATCGCAAATAAGGTCTGAATTGAATTCAGAATGTAATACAGTATGTTCATTTATTTCAATAATTTCAGAATAAATTCGATCAATATTTGAATAACATTTTTTGTATGAATCATTATAAAATCTTAAGAGTATGGGAAAATCCGTTAGATTGCCATTTGCTGGCAACCAATGAAGATGGATAATTGTAAATATGAAGTCATAATCTCCAACATGTTTGAAAGGCATCAGGCAAACCATTAGTTCGAAGTCATCGACGTGGCTTAATTCTTCAATATGCGCTTTTACAATGTCAGTTGCAATACTTCGTGCTGCGATGACATCTGGTTCAAGTACCTTGTTTGCGCGACAGAAATGTCGCATAAATTGATCATAGTAAATTACTTGACCTATCCAATGTTCACCAGCAATGTTGTTGTTCCAGAATTTAGCCGTAATTTCTGCATCTGCAGCAGCTTGCATTGCTCCGATAGATATCCAATATTTCGGATGTGACCGCCAGAAATCTGTAATTGTTGTTGATGATGCCATTTTTATTGCAGAATCATTAGGAAAAACGGGGGAATTCAATTTGGGGGATGTCAAGAATACGCACAAATCTGCTGTTGTCATGTTGCGTAGTTTCAGAACAGCAGAAAATTCTGATTTGTTTGTAAGTTGCGTGTTCCAAAAAATCCATAAATATTAATTTTAGAGAGGTATACAAGCATGTTTTATTAACTTTTGAATAGTCCTAAAATATTTGATATGTTTTTGGAATTGTTTGAGAATAATTAACCCCCCACCACTTAGTGGTGGGGGTTAATTAAGCATCTGGAGTCACTAGGATGCATCTGAAGCCATTAGGCTGCATCTGAAGCCATTAGGATGCATCTGAAGCCATTAGGATGCATCTGGAGTCACACTAACGATTTTTAGTAACATGTTTAGTTTTGCATCTGGAGTCACTAGGATGCATCTGGAGTCACACTAACGATTTTTAGTAACATGTTTAGTTTTGCATCTGGAGTCACTAGGATGCATCTGGAGTCACACTAACGATTTTTAGTAACATGTTTAGTTTTGCATCTGGAGTCACTAGGATGCATCTGGAGTCACACTAACGATTTTTAGTAACATGTTTAGTTTTGCATCTGGAGTCACAC